TAGACAAATCGAATTTAGAATATCATTTCAGTCGAAAAAAAGAACTTGAATTTGAGAATGAAAAGTATAGAATTGCTAAAGTTTTTCTCGAACGAGGCGGTTCTTCAAAATGAGTGATAACTACTATATATAATCATCATCTATAAATACCAATAAAATAAACACTATACGCCATGAACATCGGAAAGTACCTTGAAATGTATTCCGAAGATTTAAAGTTAAAAAACTATTCTTCGAATACAATTGAAAATTATTGCAGTCAAGTAAAATTGTTTTTGCAGCACTTTGATAAAGTAGCCACAAAGCCATCTGAAATATCAGAAAAGCAAATTAAAGAATGGTTGCTGCTTGCAAAATCAATTAACGGAAGAAAACACAGAATATCAGCAGTGAAATTGTTTTATAAATTAACCGGAAAGCAACCTTTAAAATTTAGGCATATCGAATATCCAAGATCAGAAAAAAAGCTTCCACAAATAATTGAAAAAGATTTTCTCCTGGATAGAATTTCAAAAATTGAAAATAGTAAACACAAAGCAATTATTGCTTTGGCTTATTCAACCGGAATGAGAGTTTCTGAAGTATGTAATTTAAAAATAATTGATATTGACAGTAAGCGTATGATTATTACAATTAGACAAAGTAAAGGCCGAAAAGACAGAATTGTGGCATTATCAGAAAAAATACTTGAAATACTTCGAAATTATTTTAAAGAGTATAAACCAAAAGAATATTTATTCAATGGTCAATTTGAATTAAGATATTCTGAAAGAAGCTGCAATCAAATTGTAAAAAAGTATTTAGGTAAAGAATTTCACTTTCATCAGCTCCGGCATTCAAATGCAACAGCTCTTTTAGAAGCCGGAACTGATTTACGGATCATACAAAAACACCTTGGCCACGCATCAAGTAAAACAACCGAAATTTATACTCACGTTAGTACGAATTTATTAAAAGAAATGCCTTTACCAATTTAATAATCAAAATCAATAACAATGAGAATCACAGCAGTAATTAAACGCATCAAACCGGTAGAACTGGTTGGAACAAACAATTTTAAAGTTCAGGAAATTCACGTTGCCACAGAAGAGCAATACAGTCAAACATTAGCTATTCAATTTGTCCAGGATAAAACAGAACTACTGAACAACTTTAAAGAAGGAGATAAAGTCAACATAGAAATCAATCTTCGTGGTCGTGAAGTTTTAAAAGAAGGGCAGGAACCGGCAGTTTATAATTCCATCAATGGATGGAAGATTGAGAAAATCTAAATCCGGTTAGTTTACAAACAAAGTTAGATAGTTTACTCTCCAAGTTTGGAACTAAAGTAAAAACCTCTCCATCGAGAGGTTTTTTTATTTATACCTATTCTAATTCAATCCATTTCGAAAACCCCCGCACCCCCAAAATATAAAAAAATTGAAAAAATTTTTTTTTCTTCAGAAAATTGGATAAAAAAAGTACCACAGTTCCACAATACCACATTTATACTATTTATATTACATATATACTTAATTATCAATACTTTATGTTTTTTCAAAACTGTGGTACTTTGTGGTAAAAGTGTGGTAATTGTGGTACTTTTTTTTATAGTTCCTACAAAATAACATATAGTACCACAATTACCACGATGATTTTGTACTTAACTAATTGATTTTCAGCGTGTGGTAATGTGGTACTTTTTTTATCAAAAAACGGGTATAAAAAATGCTTTTACATACTTTTTTGAATGTATTTTTAATATCTTTGATAATCTAATTGTTATTTTTTTATGATAAGCATCTCAATACCAGTCAAAAAGCATGTTAAAAAGTACCTTATCGCAAAATATGGTTCTGAACACATTGTTTCTCGAAAAAGTTTTATTGGTTTACTGCTTTTAGAACTTTTACAGAAGAAAATGGAGAAGCCAACACAAAAATTTGATTGTGATGAACGTTATAAAATGATTATTCCGGAGTATTATTTCAATACAAAAGGTTTTTCAATTGGTTATAACAAGGCTAAATTCTTAGGAATATGTCTGGAGAAACTTTTTTATGAAGATTTTCATGGATTTATAGCTATTGAATTAAAAAAGGAAAAAGCAAATGCTTATCAGGCTGTTGTTTTATTCTGTAAAATTTATAATTTGGAAGAAGATGATATAAAAATGGAGTCGATGTATAGAAATTATCAACGTCATTCTTCCAAAAAAATTAGTTTAAAAAATCTACATACAAAAATGTAGTTTACATTCAAAAATGTAAGTAAGTCAATATTAACAAGTGGTCGCAGTACGACACTTTTATAATTAAAAATTATGCAATTTTCTTGTGATGAACAACTTTCCGGATTTTGTGAATTAGATTTTTATCTTTTATCAGAAACTTCCAATTGGCCAATTATTGTTACTGATTTAAATGCAGCACAAATTATATTTACAGTTGAAGATGTTGATATTGTTGCTGAAATTGATGATGAAACAATTCAAGTGAATGTAAATGAAAGAAAACGTGATTTATTTGACATTACTATTTCATTTCAATTTAAAACCCGAAGCGAATCTTTAGATCAATTATTAGATCAATACAAAAATAAACCTGGTGTTGCATTGGGAAAACTTATGAATGGTTTTCAAAAATTATATGGAACAAATGAAGAGCCACTTTATTTAAGTTTTGAAGTTGATGATGCTGTTAAGCCGGAAGATAAAGGAGCTACTAAGGTTCAAATTAAAGGGCAAACACGCAGAAGGACTATGTATTATACTCCTTATGACAGTGAATAAAAACCTGTCCTATTTTAATAATGGATAGTGAGTAATATTTGTATCATGCTAAAAAGCATTGATTATGAGTATTTCAAATTTACACACATTATTAAATGGTAAATGGTTTATCGAGCAGTCATACGCAAAGAGTATGACTCCGCTTTTGGTTAATGTTCTGAAAGGAAAAGAAATCAAAAGTGCTAAAGAAGATAAACCTGAAATTTCCATTAGAAACACAAAAGGAAAAGCTATTGCAGCTTTACCCGGAAATGCTTCCAATGAAAAGTATGTGGTAGTTTTAGAACTTAAAAATGCTATTTACAAATATGACCAGGAGTGTGGACCTAAAGGCACCAAAACTAAAATTGGTGTTTTAGAACAATATAGAAACGATCCAAATTTAGCCGGTATTGTTTTAGATATTGATTCAGGTGGTGGTCAAGTTTCAGGAACTCCTGAATTTCATGATTACATTAAATGTTTTGAAAAACCGGTTGTTGCATATACCGATGGTGATATGTGTAGTGCTGCTTATTATATAGGTAGTGCTGCCGATTATTTAATTGCTAATAAACGAGCAGAAGCCATTGGAAGCATTGGTGTGATGATTTCGTTTATTGATTGGACCGGTTATATTGAAAAAGAAGGTGGTCAAGTCATTACAGAATATGCCACTTTATCTACTGAAAAGAATAAACCTTTTGAACAATTGCTAGCAGGAAATGCTGAATTCTATATAAAGGAAGAATTGGATCCTATCAATGATGTGTTTCATGCCGATGTAAAAAATTCACGACCTAATGTGAATGAATCTGTTTTTACCGGAAAAACTTGGGATGCTGCCGGAGCTTTAGAGCAAGGTTTGATTGATGAAATAGGAACACTACAAATGGCCATTTCAAAAGTGTTAGAATTGGCTGCAAAATCAAGTAATTCAAATCAAATAAATATGTCAAAAACTCTTCCAAAATTGGAAGCTGTTTTGGGTTTAACTGCTCCGTTAGCTTCGACTGACAATGGGAGCTACTTAAACGAAGAACAGCTGGACCAACTTGAAGCTACTATTGCAAATCACGACACTGTTGTTGCTGATTTAAATAGTCAGTTATTAGCGGCACAAGACACAACTGCCTTGGATTCTGCTAATGCAACTGTAACAGCTGCCGAAACAGCAGTTGATGCAATGTTATCTGCTGCCGGAATTCCTGCAGTTGAAGGAACCACACTTGATGCAAAGTTAGCATCATTAAACACTAAGGTTACTGAAATGGCTAAAAAGCCAGGTGCGGTAAATACTGTTGTCAAGTTACAAGATGACAATTCACCGGAACACAGCAATGTGATTTTAGGTGTTGACATCACCGAAGCGATGAATTATTAATCTTTAAAAAGTAAAAAGATGTCGATTATAAAAACTGACTTAGTTACTCAATTTGGAGAACACTACATAAATGAAGGTCAAAACATGGAAAGACTTATGTCTGCCATCAGAAAACCTGCAGTGACTCCTTCTTATGCGAAACCAATCATTACAGAAAATGATGTTTATCGTATGGCCAACGTAAAACTTGGTAACATTGTTCAACAATTTCAAAAGGCTTTCACTGAAAAAGGCGATTTGGAATTTGTTCCGAATGAAATCATTTTGCGTAATGCAAAAATTGACGTTTCAATGTACCCGGACGATGTTAAATCATCTTGGTTAGGCTTTTTATCTTCCTTGACTATTCAAGAAAGAGCAGAATGGCCTTTGGTTCGTTACGCATTAGAGCGTGAAATCATTCCGCAAATTGCACATGACATGGAAACCAAAGCCTACTTTGGTGGAGTGTATGAAGCACCAACACCTGGAACAGCAGGTTCAGCTGAAAAAACAATTGATGGTTTACGTAAATTGTTAAATGAAGGTTTAACTGCCGGATCAATGAATGAAGTAACACTTAGTGCTGCTCCATCTACTTCAAACATTTTTGAAATGGTTGAAGAATTTGCTGAAGGTTTTGCTGATGATTTGACTGGTGTAACCACTCGAATTTATATGGCTCCTTCTTGGTTGCGTGCTTATTTTAGAGATAAAAGAAACACACATGGTGCTGATACAAACTTCAACGCAAACAGCGTGAATATTGTAGACTTTATGCCAAACGTTGAATTAGTTGGATTACCTTCAATGGAAGGTTCTGATTATATCTTCGCTACTCCGGTTGACAACTTTGTTTATTTGAGAAAAGTAAACGGTATGTCTGCTCCAAAAGTTGAAGAAAGCAAAAGAGAAGTATTCTTTATGCTTGACTGGTATGAAGCAATTGGCTTTGGTTACAATGAATTGGTTTATGTTTATAAACCAGCTGATTCTGAGTAAAAAAATCACTTCCTGCTGAAAGGCAGGAAGTTTTATTTAATTTTTTAATTATTAAGCTATGGCTGTAGATATAGAAAACATTGGCGGTGAAATTTGTGAACCGGTAGCCGGAACAACACCAACACTTTATTGGGGACTTCATTCTGATTTTGAAACTATTCTTGATCCAAAGGATATTTGTGACGAAAACAGTAATGGAGCTGCTAATTTTACTGAGCTTGCAGAAATTACCGGAAATCATGTTATGAAAGCCGGAAAGACTTTGAACAAAGTTGAATTTGTGACTGAAACAGGAGCATTAGTGACTACTCAAATTGGGGAACCAGGAAGACGTTTGTTTCAAAATTCGTTTTCTTTTGAAATTGCAGGATCTGATGCCAAAACATTAGGTTTTTCAAGATTCATCCGCAATCAAAAATTAATCTTCTTTGTAGAAGAATTTGGTAATGGTCAAATCAGACAACTAGGTTCTTCAAGATTACCGGCACGTGCAGAAACACAAGAAGGTGGAATTGAAGGTCCAATTGAAGGTAAAAACGCAATTACCATTACTATCCAGGACAAACAAAAATGGCATTCGCCAATTTACAGTGGACAACTTCCAATTGTAGATTCAGAATAGTACCGGAATTGGTGTTATAAAAGTAGATTTGGGGCAAAACCGAAGCAGTAATGTTTCGGTTTTTTTTATATCTTTGATTTACTCTAAAACTTTTTTATTATGAAAAGTCTATTTTTGTTTTTACTATTTACCATTACCGGAATTGCACAGCAAACAATGGTTTTAACTTCAACCGGTTTTGAATCAGTTATTACTGTTGTTGAAGGTCAAAGTAGTGCTGAACTTATGAAGAAAGCAAAAGATTGGATTCAATATTATTATACTAATCCAAAAGCTACCAACAAAAGCGAGATTAATGAAGAATACATTCGTATTAATGGATTTTGTGAAAGTTGCTTTCAAACAAAAAGTTTAGGAATAGTGAACTTCATGAATTATGAATATGTGATTGAAATTTCATTTAAAGAAGGTAAATATAAGTTTGATTATATTGTTGGTGATTTTTATGCCAATAATTTAAAAGCAAGTTATCATTATCCTTATTTTTTTAAAATGGATGGAACTGTAAAATCGATTCATCAATTTTCAGTTGATAGTTTAAGCGAAACGGCCACTAAAACATATCAATCTTTGAATGATTTTATTACCGGAAAAACTATGGCTAAAAAAAACGATTGGTAAATTCATAAATTATGTTTGACTATCAAGAAAAAATATCCAATTTTATAGCATCCAACTTTTCACAAGGTTCTGCAGAAACTGCCAATTTTAAAAAAACAACCAAAGAATTTCTTTCTTTTTTGTTTCATACATTTCCTGATGGTTGTATTTCTGAATATGAATTGAATGATTTATTAATTAAATTAGGTTATCAACCCAGTGTTTGGAATCAGGAATCAATTATTGAATCTTCTAAGAAAAAAGAAATTAGCTATCAGTTAATTACAGGTTGGTGTTTTAATTCTAAAATTCTAAAACCTACACAAGTTATTCTACTTCAAAACCAATCTGAATGATTGGTTTTTTTATTTAAAAAAGTTGTCCTATTTTAAAAAGTTTACACTTTCCATTTTTGTAGTATAAAAAAACACAAAAATGGAAGTAGTTTATTTGTTAGGAAAAGGAAGTCCTTTCAATAATGAAGAGCTTCGTTATTCTTTACGTTCTCTTTATCATTTTGGACAAAATGTGTCTAAAGTTATCATTGTAGGTGAAAAGCCTGATTTTCTTGATTACTCTTTAATTACTCACATTCCGTTTAAAGAAGAAGGTCCGAAAGATTATCGTATTGCTAAAAAAATTGAGCATGTTTGTCGTGAAGGAATTGTTTCCGGTGATTTTCTGTTCATGAATGATGATTTCTTTTTCTTGAAACCATTTGATGCTGCTAATTTTCCTTTCTTTCATAAAGGACCATTATTGATTGGTGAACCTAAAACGGCCTATCAGCATCAATTAAAAATTACCAGAGATTATTTGATTGAAAAGAATAAACCAACGAATCACTTTGATGTTCACACTCCAATAGTTTACAATTCTGAAAACTTTTTGAAACTGTCTTCTATTTGGGAAGAAAGTAAAAAAACGCATGGATTTGTGGTAAAATCGATTTATGCTAATTGGTTTAACATTACCGGAACAACTTACCACGACATCAAATTGAAGCAATTGGTTACAGCCACAGATCATAATAGATTGAGAAATGCCTTTATGTTTTCAATTTATGATGCGGCATGGAAAACAGGTGTTTATGCTTTTCTTCAAAAAAAGTTTCCTAATCCATCAAAATACGAATTATGAAAAATCCATTGATAACGATTTTAATTCGTCATACAGAAAAACGGGAAAAGAAATTTAAACGTTGCATAACAAGCATTTTTGAACAAACTTACAGAAATATAGAAATTTTTGTTTCTGTTGATTATGAGTTTACAAATGAATTTTTCCCAATTGTTAAGGTTGCTAAAAACTTGCATTTAGGACCATATTATTACAACGATTATTGTAATGAATTAAAGAATCGTTGTCAGGAAGGTTATTTCATTTTTCTTGATGATGATGATTATTTGGCTAATCCAACTGTTTTAGAAAAATTAGCACTTCACCTGGAAGACAATCCGGATGGAGTTATTTGTCAAATGAGTCGTGATTCAGGAAAAGTAAAACCAAGTGATGAATTGATATCAGCTAAAAAGATTCTTTCCGGAAAAATAGGAATGCCTTGTTTGGTTCTTCATCATCAATATAAGGATTTAGCCAACATTCAATGTTGTGACAATGGTGACTTTCTTTGGATTGATGAAGTTTCAAAAAAAGTTGATTTAAAATTTATTCATCAGGTTGTTATTCATTCACCTAATAGATCTTACGGAATATGAAACTATCCATTTTAGTATGCAGCACCAATAATCGTTACAACAATTTTTTAATTAAAATGTTGGATGAATTGTTTAGTCAATGGAATAATTTGCCTGAGCAATTGAAACAAGAAGTTGAAATATTGACTTTGATTGATAATAAAACCAGAATGTTAGGAACCAAGCGAAACAACCTTGTTTCTATTGCCCAAGGTGATTATGTTGTTTTTGTGGATGATGATGACCGGGTGACAGATGATTACATTTCAGAATTGCTAAAAGCTATTAATTATGAACCTGATGTAATCAATTTTGTAGTTGCTGTTAGCATCAATGGAAACGAATCAAAACCCTGTTATTATAATGCTGATTATGATTCAGACTTTAATAAGTTAGATTCTTATCACCGGCTTCCAAATCATATTATGTGTGTGAAGAGATCATTGGCTTTGCAGGTTCCTTACAAAGATATTCCAAAAGGCGAAGACAGTGATTATTCCAAAAGATTGAAGCCTTTGATTAAAATCCAATACAACATTGAAAAAATGCTTTATTGCTATGATTATAGTGATATGACGACTGAAACACAACAAAAAATTAAAAGAAGATAACCTTAAAAAAAATATTATGAATTATTATCAAGTACGATTGACAATGAGTAAAAAAGGCTATAAAAACAAAATTTTAACCGGTGTTGTTTTAGCAAGAACACAACCGGAAGCTGTTTTGGAAGCAAAAACACTAATAAAAGAAAAAAGCGATAGTTCTATTAATTTTAAACTTTTAAGTGCATCACCAATAAAATCAGATTTTGTAATTATTCAAAAGCCATAAAATGCTAGATGTAGTAATTCTATCCAATTCAAAAAATAATGAATTGAAGCAAATAACCAGTCAGACTTTAAATAGTTTGATGCGTTCCTGTTTGATGCCTGAATATTTTCCAAAGATTATTATGGTTGAACAATATCCTTTGGCTAATTGGTATTCTGCAGATGTAATTCTTCGTCCTGATGAACCATTCAATTATAATCGATTTGCCAATTTAGGAGCCAAACAAGGAACGAATGAATGGATTTGCATTGCAAATAATGATTTGATTTTTGAAAACGGTTGGTTTGAAGAATTGATGAAGTTTAAACATCCGGTCATGTCTCCAAGATGCCCGGATGATAAACGACAGTTAGATATTGCTGATTTTGAATTTGGAACACAGGTTGGCCGACATTTATCAGGTTGGTGTTTTGTTATCAAAAGAACACTTTGGGAAGAAATTGGCGGTTTTGATGAAGATTTTCCGTTTTGGTGTGCCGATAACAGTTTGATGGAACAATTGATTTTAAAAGGAATTGAGCCAATGATTGTGAATCAATCATTAGTTAGGCATTTGGGTTCAAAAACTTTAAAAACAATGCCAAACCGTGAAGAATTGACAGTTAACCAGGTGAAGAAGTATAACTTAAAATATAACCGAAACTTATTTGGTTGGGGAACGTAATGGAAGCAATACAACAATGGTTTGACACCGGCTGCAATTATGATGAAGGCTTACAATTGTATGCTTCATTAAAAACATGTAATAAAAATTTATTACGGCTTTTTCGTTTAAAAAATACGATTCCAAATCAAAAGAAGTTGGAATATGAGCTTTCAAAAGGTTTAAATAGTAAGCCTGTTGTTAAAAAAACCATACCTATTCAAAAAGTAATTACTATTCAGGCTCCAATTGAATCTGTTTTATTTGATGAAACTTTAATTGAAAAAAGTAAAACAATTTGGCTTCATGAATTACCAACAGAACTACATTCGGTTTATTTAGAAGCCACTTCTTTATTTAGGGAAAATTGCTCATTAAAATGGCAACTTAATTTTTTACCTGAAGAAGCAGAAACAAATGCTTTAGAGTTAATTAAAAAAATACAAAGCAATTTTGAAAGAAATAAATTGCTTTGGCAAAAGATTCAATATTTTATGGATCATCGAAAGTTGCCAAACTCTGAACCATCGAAATTTGAAGGAATGACACCCGGGAAGTTAGTTCAACGACAACAGCTGCTTTATGCTTCTATTTCAAAATTAAAAGCAAGACTTAAGGAAAACCGTAAACTTTATAAAGAAACATCAGTTTTAAATGAACGCGATAAATATGATCGTTCAATCAAAAAGCAAGAAGCCAACTTGATTCAAAAGAATGAAGAACTTCAAGCTATAACCCGATTAATTGAAGGATAATGAAAAATAAACTGCCAATTAGAATAAATAAAGGCGATACAACCCTGGATAAAATATTAGCACATCATATTGATCCAATCCGTTTTCCATTATCACAAAAAATGGAAGAAATCAGAAAAAGATGGGCCGAAGTTTTGACATTGCGATTGAATTGCTATTCTCCACAGCAAATCTTAAATAAGTTGATGGAAGACCATGGAATAAGTTCAGCACAGGCTTATTTGGATTTGCGTAATTCTGAATCACTTTATGGAAATGTAATGCAATCTGATAAGAAAGGAAAGCAAGCTATTTTATATGAATATGCCTTTAAATTTTATCAAAAAGCAATTCAGATGAAAGATTTAAAATCAGAAGCCAAAGCATTAGAATTGATGGCGAAATTTGGTGGTTTAGATGAAATGGAATTAGCTGATTTTAATCCTGAAAAACTTGAAAATGTAACGATACAGTTTTCAATTCCAAAGGAATACCACAAGTATTTAAAGTTGCCACTCAATTCAGGTGTTGATGATTTAAACCTAACAAAACCTATTGATATTGATTTTGAAGAAATAAATACAGAAGAAGATGAACCCGAACAAGATTAAGCAAATACAATTGACCATTCCACAAGCCAGAGCATTTGCAAACATGCGACAAAAGAATTATTGGGAATGGGGACGTGGTGGTGGAAAATCAACAGGTTTATCTTATGGAATGCGTCAATTTGTGGTACAAATGCCTCGAGCTTCATTCTTTTTAGCCGGTGCTACTTATAGTCAGATATTATCAAGAACTCTTCCATCAACCATTGAAGGCTTGGAAATGTTTAATTTATTTCAAGATGTTGATTATGTTGTTGGAAGATGTGGAAAGAAGCAAGGATTTCAAATGCCTTTTCAACCACCAAACCAATGGAATAATATTATTCATTTTTCGAATGGTGCAATCTTTCAATTGGTTTCATTAGACAATCCAAATACAGGACGTGGTTTAAACTCTTATGGTGGAATAGGGGATGAAGCCGCTTTACTAGATCCAGAGAAGTTATATTTTAATGTTAAAACTACCAATAGAGCAAAGAAGGAAATATTCAAGAACTGTTCAATGTTAGGAGCTGAGATATATGCATCATCTACACCAGTGAATAAACGGGGTAAATGGTTTACTGATATGGAACAGGAAGCAATTAAAAACCCATCACAGTATTATTTTAGTAAGTCAAATGCTTTTTGGAATCCACATTTAAGAAAGGGATGGTTTGATGAGATGAAGGCTGAAAGTCCTTCAGAGTTGATTTATAATGCAGAGATATTGAACATAAGGCCAAAAGAAATTACTAATGGGTTTTATGGTAATTTGAATCCTAAGATACATTATTATACTGATTATGACAATGGATTCCTTGAATCACAGCCAATTGATAAAAAAGAAAACCATTTCAATTGTTTACAGGATAATGATGTAAAGAGACATGAACCTTTAGTTGTATCTGTTGACTTTGGTGTGTTTAACTGCTGTGTGGTATCACAACTTCAAGATGATGAGTTTAGAATTCTTAGTTCATTTCACGTTAAATCACCACTACTATTGAATGATTTGTTTATTAATAACTTCATACCATACTACAGACCACATCCAGAGAAAATGATTTATTTATATGGTGGTCATGATGGGATGATGCATACTCCTAATCATGAGAAAACTTTACTTGAACAGGTTCAGGAACTATTGACTAAGCATGGATGGACCGTGATTATAATGTCAAAAGGTTCTGCTGCAAGTCACTTTGATAAGTATTTATTGATTAACTCTATGTTGAAGGAACATCAATCATTACTTCCTAAGATAAGAATTAATGAGCATAATAATAAAGATTTAATCATAGCACTCGAAAGAACTGAAGCTATTGAAGCAGAAAATGGCATTAAAAAGAATAAAAAGGATGAAAGGAATCAAGCCTTTCCACAGCACCATGCACCACACTTAACAGATGCCTTTGACATACCTATTATAACTATATTCAATGACATCTTCAAAGGTCAGAATTCACCAATAAAATCAGATTTTGTAATTATTCAAAAGCCATAAAATGCTAGATGTAGTAATTCTATCCAATTCAAAAAATAATGAATTGAAGCAAATAACCAGTCAGACTTTAAATAGTTTG